GGCGGTCTGCGAAGCGAACCTGCCGAACGGGGCAAACATATTCACACAGATATGCGCGCAATTTACCGGCAAAGAAGAAGCGGTCGACCTGGTGCATTGGGACACGCCGGAGTGGCGGCTGCCGTATAGCAATACATACCGGTACAGCCTAGACAGGAGCGTCGATTGCAGCAGTGCGCTATATGTCTTGAATATGATTTTTTGGAGCATGAACATCGGAACGTGGACCGAAGCGATTTACAGCAAGGGTAAGAACAAGCAAATCCCGTGGAGCGAGCGCCGGATCGGCGACGTTATCCTGTATAATTTCAAAAAGAGCCAGGGCCGGAACGTATCGCATGCGGCGGTCCAGGTTATCGAGCCGGACAGGAAAACCGACAAGGGCGGCATGATAGCGCACACGACGTCGCCGAGCGATCCGTGGAGATTCGAATCCGACAACTATGCGGCCAAGAACAGGGTGTGCGTAGTACGGTTCTGGAGCGATTCGCAATACCAAAGCCTGTTCGTTACGGACCACAAAGAAGAACCGGAGCTGCCGGCAGGCGAGGCCCCGCGGTACAGATACATCGGCGCGACGTATACCAACTTCAGGTCGGAGCCGCGGGTGGCCAAGGAAACGGACATCGGCGACATCAAGAACGGCGACATCGTAGAAAAAATCGGGGACAAGCTGGTCGGCAACATGCTATGGTGGAAAGTGCGCCACAAGGGCCAAGAGGGGTGGTGCACCAATACGCAATATTTCGCGTTTGTAACCGCCATCGAGAAGCCACCGGTACCGGAGCCGGTGTGGCCTAAATACAGATATGCGGGGGCGACGTATACCAACTTCAGGTCGGAGCCGCGGGTGGCCAAGGAAACGGACATCGGAGATATTCGCAGGGGCGACATCGTAGAGAAGATCGGGGAGAAGAATGTCGGCAATACGACCTGGTGGAAGGTCCGGCATCTGGGCCGCGAGGGCTGGTGTGCCAATACGAAGTATTTCGTTCTCGTCGACGCCGGATCGGCCCCGAAACCACCGACGCCGGCGCTGCCTAAATATAAATACACGGGGGCCACGTACACCAACCTGAGAAGCGAGCCGCGGGTGGCCAAGGAAACGGACATCGGAGATATTCGCAGTGGCGACATCGTAGAGAAGATCGGGGAGAAGAATGTCGACAATACGACCTGGTGGAAGGTCCGGCATCTGGGCCGCGAGGGCTGGTGTGCAAATACGCACCTATTCCGCAAAATTTAAGAAGGGAGCATCTGCATGGACGGTTATTTATGGGGGGTTGTTGGATTCTTGACGGCGGCAGCGCTGCGCGGGATCGCGTTTTTAATAAAGATGAAATGGGGCATCAAGGACAAGGACAGGGAGAGCATCGACGACATGAAAAATCGCTGCGACGAGCGCCACAAGGAGATTGATGACCGGCTCGCTGCTGTGGACAAGGCGCTATGCCTGCAGAACGAAGCAAATAGCGTTATTTTAACAAGTTTGTATGCGTTGCTTGTAACGGCAGAGAGGGGCGCGCCAAACGGCGAGATCAAGGCCGCGAAAGAAGCATTCACGGCCACATTCAAACAAAATTTTTGTATAAAGGTGGGTGATAAATAATGATGTTTGAGTTCGATTTGACAGAGCTGGCGATTGCCGCGGTCTATATCGTATTTGCCGGCGTTATAATACCGATCGGCAAGGCAGTGTGGCAATGGATACGGACCAGAACAACGAACGACAAGCTGATGGCGGCAATAAGCGAGGCGGAAGGGGTGGCCTTTAACGCCGTCGCCGATTTGCAGAACAGCCTGGTCGACGGACTAAAGGCCGCAGCGCCGGACGGCAAGCTGACACCGGAGCAGATCGCCGAGGTTTCCAGAGAGGCTTTTAATAGGTTTATGGCAAGCATCTCAAAAGGGGCGCTCGACACACTGAAAAACCACAAGGAGAACCTGGCCGATTACGTAAAAGGATTAATCGAGGCCCAACTGGAGCGCCTAAAACTAGCGCGCAAAGCAGCTGCGAGCAAATAACCAAACCCATCAACGGGGCTTCCTTCGAGGACGGGCACCAGCGCCAAGAGCGGGGTGTCCGTCCTTTTTCCGTAATTCCGCGTTATATATAGGGAGTTTTTTCAGCGTCCAAGTTTTCATCAAAAACATGATTACATCGTTACATTGCTACTATTGCCGAATATAACAGGGTTTGCACACCAAAAGACGAAAGCCGATGGCTACTTTTGATTACTAGGGGGCAGGGGCAAAAAGGGCCTTATTATATATAAGGAGCCACCAGGCCGGCGGCGGTGTGCAAATCCCAGAAAAAATTCTTTATTTTTTTGAAAAAACTATTGACAACCACCACCACCACCATTATAATATAGATATAAAGAACAACAAAACCGCGAAGGGAGCCACCAAAGATGAAGGAAAGCATGGCCAACAGACGGTTCGGAATAGAGATCGAGATGACAGGCATCACCAGGACCAGGGCGGCGGAAATAATAGCGGAATACTTCGGGACGCGGGCAGAATACGCGGGCGGTTACTACCGGAAACACACCGCGAAGGACAGCAATGGAAGGACCTGGACCGTAATGTACGACGGCAGCATAAGCTGCAAGAAGAGGATTAACGGGACATACATTCCCGCAGGCGAAGAATACAGCGTGGAGCTTGTAAGTCCTATACTGACATACGCCGAGGACATGGGGGACCTTCAAGAGATAATAAGGCGGCTCCGCAAGGCGGGCGCAACGACCAACAGCAGCTGCGGGATTCACGTACACCTGGACGGCGCAGACCACACGGCCCGCAGCATCCGAAACTTTGTAAACATAATAGCGGCCCGCGGGGACCTTCTATATAAGGCCCTGCAGATAGACCCGGCCAGGGCGCGCTTTTGCAGGCAGCTGAGCGAGGACCTGGTGCGGCGGATGAAAAACGCCACGACGATGGACAAAATAAGGCGGGCCTGGTACGCGGGGTACAGATATGAAGAACAAAGTTACCACTACCACGGCAGCAGATACCACCTGCTCAACCTGCACAGCTTTTTCAACGGGAACCACACGGTCGAGATTCGCGGCTACAACAGCACACTACACGCCGGCAAGGTTCGGGCCTACGTAGTACTGGCCCTGGCCATGAACGAGCAGGCCCTGACGCAGAAAAGCGCCAGCGCCAAGAAGCCGCAGACGGAAAACGAAAAATTTGCGATGCGGACATGGATGAACCGGATGGGCCTGATAGGCGACGAATTCGCAGCCTGCAGAGAGCATCTCTGCAAACACCTGAATGGCTGCGCGGCATGGAGATTCGGGCGGGCGGCGTAAGGGGCGGCCCGCTAAAATTATTTCCTAAAAACACTTGACACCACCACCACCACCATGTATAATAGAGGCATAGAGAACGAAGGAGGGAATGAGAAATGAAGTACGACATAAAGATGGGATGCGGACACACAGATACTGTAGAGCTTTTCGGGAAGAACGCCGAGAGGGAAAAGAAGATTAAATACTTTGAAAAGTACGGGCTTTGCCGCGAATGCTACATGGAAAAACTGAAAAACGAGCGCATGGCGGAAGGGCTGAAGCTCGTAGAAATGACTTATTACGAATACAAAAACAATTATAGTGAGTGCAAGACGGAGCCTGGTAGCTACGACAAAGAGCGGAAAACAATAAAGGTTTGGATAAAGGAGGCGTGAAAAATGAAAAAGGATGAAACGCGAAAATTGTATGCGGCATACGGGAGCAACATGAACATGGCGCAGATGGCCATGCGGTGCCCAAAGGCAAGGCTGGTGGGCGTCGGGTTTGTCGATGGCTACAAGCTGAACTTTCGGGGTTGGCCTGGTCGCGGGGTGGCTACCATAGAGCCGACCAGTGAAGATGGGGCCAGGGTTCCGGTCGTAGTTTGGAGCCTGACCAAAAGCGACGAAGCGGCGCTGGACCGCTACGAAGGATGGCCCAGGCTGTATCGGAAGGAGCTGGTGAGTGTGCAGATGGAGCCAGACGGGCGAGAGATAGAGGCGATGGCCTACGTAATGAGCGAAGGGCGTCCAGAGGCTAGGCCGAGCCGGTTATATTTCCATTGCATATGGGACGCTTACAACGATTTCTGCTTGGACGATACCGACCTCATTGCGGCGGCGATAAAAAAGTTTTAAATTTTTTAAAAAACACTTGACAACCACCACCACCACCTGCTATAATGTAGACAAGAAAACAGGGAAGGTAAACAAAAACCGCGCCCGCCGGATGCGGGCAGAAAGGAGGATAACATGGTTAAGTGGATAGACAAGATACACGAGGCTATAGGCGGAGATTATACGGACGATTGCCCCATTATCGAGGAGGCGGCGCGGGAGCTGGCGATGCGCCTAGAATGGTACCACAACAAGCAGACGTATATCGACGCCTACAACCGGCAGATTAAGGCTTTGGCGGCGATAGAGAACACAGAGGAACTGCGCGAAGCCATTACCGACAAGATTAACAACGGGCATCCCTACAACATCAAAGCCATCCAAGAGATTATCGACCGCGGCTACGTCGATTAATGGCATCGCATGGCCGTGCGTCGGCCACCATCACAATAACCGCGCCGATATAGCGGGCCGGTAATGCGGCCCGCAGAGGCCTTAGAAGCTCGATTTTAAGGCCGATGGGGACAGGCGACCAAACACACGCCGGAACCTGCGCGGCGAAAACTGGGTCAAGCGACGCCGCGACAGATACCAAAAAACAAGAGAAGGGAGCAAAAAGATGAATGCGAAGATTATCGAAATCAGGGACAGGGGTACCTATATTCCGGTCCTGGCAATCAAGATGAAAAGCGACGACGAGGCGGAGAGATATCACCTACGCAGAACGGGTTATGCAGAGGACTTTCCGCTGGTTGCCATGATACCGCTGGACAACATGTGGAGGGCGACACACGACCCGTTCGCCTGGGGCGACAGGACATGCCACGAAGCACATTGCTATATTCAAGACCACTATGACGAGCTGGAAACGGGGGCCGTCGTGGACGTAGAATTTATTCTTGGAGAGAAGCCGGAGCCGAAGAAAAGCGCCCGGCTGGAATAAAGGGGGGCAGAGATATGGCAAGAACAGACGGCATGGTGTCCATGCGGATAACGGTTGACGAGGAAACAGCATGGCTGCTGGAGTGGCTGTGCAAGCAGGCCCACATCACCGCAAAGAACAGACGGTCGGTCTTGATACAGCAGCTGATTCATGGTCAGATAACGAAGATGAAAATCAGCGACCGGCCCACATGGCCAGGGAAAACAGGCAAGGGGGACGCGGAATGATTCGGATCACAACGGTCACCGGCATGACCAGCGATGGGGGCGAAAAAAGAGAATTTGCAATTCGTGCACCATACCGCGACCTGGACAAAGTAAAGGCGATACCAGGGCGGCGGTGGCATGCCAGCACAAAGACCTGGCGGGCACCAGCGACGCCGCACGTGGCGGGCGAGATACTGGCTATATTTGGAGATGGCGGCGTTCAGGGGGACGCGACATTTAATGCGCTAGCCAAGGTCGCCAGGAAGAACAAGGCCCTTCAGGCAGTAAAGGTGATGGACAACCTGCCGCAGCCGCAGCTTCGGGCGAGGGACAGCTGGCCCCACCAGCTGCAGGCTTATCACTTCGCAAAAGGACAACCCGCCGCCATGCTGGCCATGAAGATGGGGCGAGGCAAGACTAAGGTCGCCGTCGACTTGATATGGAACCGCGACCACCGCCGGACACTAATCGTGTGCCCGAACAAGGTCCAGAGCGTATGGCTGGAGCAGGTCGAGCAATATGCCGCCGTGAACGACTACATAATGGAGTGCGCGCAAAAAGGGACCACGGCACAGCGGGCGCAGAAAATCGCGCAGGCTATACTTAAGGCGGAGCGCCTGGGCAGGCGAGCCATCATCGTGGTAAACTACGAAGCGGCGTGGCATGAGGCGATGGCGCGGGTTTTGTTGGCGGCGGATTTCGACTTCGTAATTGCCGACGAAAGCCATCGAATAAAAGCACCGCAGGGGCGGGCGTCGCAATTTTTGAGCAAGCTGGGGGACCGTACGCCATACAGGCTGTGCCTGACAGGGACGCCGATGCCGCACTCGCCGCTAGACATTTTCGCTCAGTATAGGTTCTTGGATAAGGGAATCTTCGGGACAAGCTATGCGCTATTTCGGGCGCGATATGCCATCATGGGCGGTTACGGCGGTCATGAGGTCAAAGGCTACCAGCGCCAAGACGAGCTGCGCGAGCGGTTCGAGCGGATCGCGTTCCAGTGTGACGCAGACATGGGGCTGCAAGAACCGGTTCACATAGTGCGCCATGTCGAGCTGACGCCGGCCACGATGCGGGCCTATACCAAGATGCACACCACGTTCACGGTCGAGGTCAAGGCGGGGACGGTAACGGCAGCCAATGCGCTCTCTAAGCTGCTGCGATTGCAGCAGATAACCAGCGGCTATTTGCCGGTCGACGACGGCGAGAGGATAGAGCAGATCGGGACCGAAAAACGGGACGAGTTGGCCGACATACTAGAGGACCTGGACATGAGGGAGCCGATCGTTGTATTCGCCAGATTCCGCCACGACCTGGACCAGATAAAGGCGGCGGTCGAGGCCAGCGGCAGGACCTATGCAGAGCTGTCTGGCAGGGCAAACGACCTGGCTATATGGCAGCAGGGCGGGGCCGACGTAATCGGTGTGCAGATACAGGCCGGCGGCGTCGGGATATCGCTGGTCAGGGCGCGCTATTGCATATATTACAGCCTGGGGTACAGCCTGGGCGATTACGAGCAGAGCTTGGCCCGCGTTCATAGGCCAGGGCAAAAAGAACAGGTTACATATATACACCTTATCGCCAAAGGGACCGTCGACGAACGGGTGTACAGCGCACTGCGGAAACGCAAAGAGGTTATCGCCGACATACTAGAGATGGAGAGAGGGCACGACACGGGGGTGAGGCTATGAGGGAAAGAAGTGAGGTTTAGGGGTTGACAACCACCACCACCAAGTATATAATAAAGAAAAAAGAGAGCGAATCACGCAGGGAAGGAAGGTGAGAACATGGGAATCGAGGCAAGATTTGAGGAATGGCGCAAGAAGAATCCGCTGCGGTTTTGGAGAGAACATCAGGAGCCGTCGGTCACTAAGGCGACGATATGTGCAATTGCAGGGGTCACTCTAAACACGGTGACCAAGTGGGAACAGGGTTCAGCGATGCCGAGCGACGAAAACATGGAGAGCCTGGCGGAGCTTATGGGGCGTGATGTCAGCGAGCTGAAAAGCGAATGGCATAATTGGATGCAAGCGGCGGGGACCGTCGCTGGAAAATAAACGAAGGAAGGAGGCACCACGAAGATGGGCCAACAGGGTATGGAGATTTTGAAGCGGTTTGTCGATCTGCATGTCCGCAAGAAAGAGCTGGACGCGGCGCTGAAACAAGTAAAGGCCGAGCTCAGCGACCTGGAGCCAGCGGTTTTAGACTTCTTACAGGAAAGCGGGGTCCAGAATATAAACATCGACAAGCACACGATTTACATCGCAAGGGACATTCACGCGAGTTTCCTGGGGACAGAGAGGGCCATCGAGGTTCTGGGCGAGCAGGGCATGGACGACGCGCTGAAGCTAACGGTTCATCCGTCAAGAGCGAGCAGCATCGTCCGCGAGATACTAATGGGCCTGGACATCGACCAGGAGCCGCCGGCATGGCTGGACGAGGCGTTCAGCTACTTTAACGGCTATAAGGTCGGCGTCCGAAGCAGCAAATAACAAAAACAGGAAGGAGTAAAAAAATGAGCGAAACAAAAGCGGTTGCAAAAACGAATGGAAAAGATGCGGCGCTGGCGGCATTTCCGGCAGGCGCAGCGATAAAGGAACTGATCAACGACAACATGGACGGGGTGCTGGATGTAAGCAACCTGGACCGGATAAAGGTGCCAAGCGGCGGCATGGCGGCATGGATGGTGCCCACGCTTGACGGAGAAGAACCGGTCAAGGAACTGGAGGGCATTATTATTTACAAACAGCTGCAGAACGTATATTGGGCGACGCCGGTCACCAGCGGCGCAGGCAACCCGCCGGATTGTGTCGCCAGGGACGCGATGCGGGGCGTCGGCGATCCAGGCGGCGATTGCATGACCTGCCCATATAACCAATTCGGCAGCGACGCCGATGGAGGCCGCGGCAAAGCATGCAAGAACATAATGATCATATACCTTCTTGAGCAGGGCAAGATTCTGCCGACCGCGGTGTTCATACCGCCGACCAGCATTCCGGCCCTCAAGAAGCACTTCGCCAGGATAACCAGCGCGGGGATCGCATATTACAATGTAATCACAAAGCTGGGTTTGGAGAAAACCAAAAACGCTGACGGCATAGAATACTGCAAGGTTGTGCCGACAACCAAGACCATCAACGACGGCGCGCCGACAGCAGCGCAGCGCGTGTGCTTGCCGCCGGACGTTGCGGCCAGAATTGCAGAATACAGGGCGGCGATCATGCCGGCGCTGCAGGCCGTAGAAATTAGAAGCACTGACTATTATGAAGTAGAAGGAGATGCGCCCGCCGAATAACTGCCCAGAGAAAACAACAACAAAGTGAGGTCGAGCGATGTATAAGCAATTCCTGGTGGACCTTTGGGAAACCAAGGGCGACGGTTATATATTGCTCTGGGCGTACGACGGGGACAGACTAAAGGAATCCTTCTGGTTCAAAACAGCCGACGCGGCGGCGGCGTTTCTCGACAAGTACGCGGACCGCCGCGTAAATTTCTACGTCGGGGTTGGACTTTCGCCGAAGGATTACGGGCGGCATCAGCGGTGTCTGAAAAAGGACATCGTGGGGATTGCGGGCCTATTTCTGGACCTGGACATTCGAGCGCCGGAGCATCGGAAAACCAACCTGCCGGAGAGTCACGACGAAGCGATGCAGCTTCTAAATGCGATTCCGCAAGAGCCGACATATATAATTAACAGTGGGCACGGAATGCAAGCCTGGTGGCTTTTTAAGGAAGTGTGGATGTTCGACAGCCCGACTGAGCGGGCCGATGCCGAACAGCTAGAAAAACGCCTGGTTTACTATTTCAAAGCAAAAGCCAAGGAGCGCGGGTGGGACGTTGACAGCGTGTTCAATCTGGACCGCGTCCTGCGAATACCAGGGACCACCAATTACAAGGGGCGGCCAGTACCGGTCGAGGTGCTGCGCCGGACCGACGCACGATATAACCCGTCCGATTTCGAGTTTCTCCCAGAGCTGGCGGACGACACAACAGCAAGCGACTTGACCGGCGCGCCGCAGCTGGAGCTGCGAGGCGACGCGGAGCCGCCATTTGATAAGTTTCAGATTTTGATCGAGATGGAACCGAAATTTAGGTTGAGCTGGGAGAAGGACCGAAAAGATTTTCAGGACCAAAGCGCCAGCAGCTACGACATGAGCCTGGCCAAGTTTGCCACGATGTACGGCTGGACGCCGCAGGAGATCACCAACCTGCTGATCGCGTTCCGCCGCAAGCACGGCGAGGACCTGAAGCTGCGGCAAGACTACTATCAGCGGACGCTGGCGGCGGCCAGGCGCAGCATGGAGCAGCACCAGGCACAGGAGCGGATCGAGATGCACGTCGACAGCCAACTGCCGGAGGAAACGGGAACTATCGATCCGAACACGAAAGAGGCGATTCTTCAGAGCCTGTCGGCGCTATTCGGTGTGCGGCTTTTGCAAATAATCAAGTTTGTGGCGGACCCGCCGATTTATAAACTAAAGACCAACAGAGGTGACATCACGCTGGGCGAGGTTGACAACCTAATCGGCCAGAGCAAGCTGCGAACGAAGATCGCGGCAGCGACGGGCAAATACCTGCCCAAGTTTAAGGAGGCGAAGTGGGACAAGATCGCGCAGGCCCTGCTGGATTGCTGCATGGAGGTCGAGATCGGCGACGAGGCCACGGAGAGCGGCGAAATTCGGGACTGGTTATCGCAGTACCTGGATGCCAAGCCGCCGCTGGACAGCGAAAGCCTGGACGAAGCGCTGCTCCACCAGCAGCCGGTGCGATACAAGGGGCGGGTGGCCATATTCGGAACCGATTTCCGCAAGTGGCTGCGGACAGCGCAGCAGGAAAAAGTGACCGCGAAGCGAATGGGAATGTTGATGCGGAGCATCGGCTGCGAGCCTAGCAAGATTACGATAGAGCAAGCAGGCAAGATAACCAGCCGGAGCGTGTGGTTTTTGAGGGACGACTTGATCTGATGGGCCGGTATTTGGGACAGGCCGGCCCAAACACCAAAGGGGGAGTGTGCGAATGCAGACAGAGGCAAGAGAGTTTCGGGTTTTTGGATCGCCAGGAACCGGAAAAACAACATACCTGACGTCGCAGATTCAAGCGGCGGCCAACAAGTATGGGGCGGATAGGCTGTTCGTCGCCAGCTTTACCAAGGCGGCGGCTCATGAGGTCTCGGGCCGAAACCAGAACATTCAGAACGTCGGGACATTGCATGCCCACGGCTACCGGAGCCTTGGTGGCACACTAAAGGTCGCCGAAGCCATGATTAATGAGTGGAACGAGGAGCATCCAGAATATATGCTGTCGGACGGCAAGCAGAGCGATGTGGACGAAGTAAGTGAGGCCGGAACGATCAGCACAGCGGGCGATGAGCTATACGCCGAAATGCAGCTGAAACGGGCGTTGATGGTTCCGCGGGACCTATGGCCGGTCGCGGTTCAGGCGTTCGCACGCCGATGGGAAAATTGGAAAAAGGCTCGCGGTATAATAGACTATACCGACATGATCGAAATCCCATACCGTGACGTTGACGCGCCGCCAGGCAACCCAAGCGTCGGGTTTTTCGACGAATGCCAGGACTTCACGCCGCTGGAGATGGCCCTGGTTCGCAAATGGGGGCGGACCCTGGATTACATAATTCTGGCCGGCGACGACGACCAATGCATTTATGAGTGGGCCGGAGCGCGGCCCGACGTTTTGATTGATGGGGAGCCAGCGAAGAAGGTTGTCCTAAAGCAAAGTTACAGGGTGCCGAGAGCTATCCACGCCGTCGCCATGCGCGAGATTTCGACTGTCACCAAGCGCGAGCCGAAGGAATACCGGCCACGGGACGAGGACGGCGAGGTGCGGTATTTGCGCGGGGTAAACAGTACAATGCCGGAAATGATAATTCGGGATATAGAAACCCGATACAAGGACAAGCGCATCATGATTTTAGCATCTTGCAGCTACATGCTGCATAACATGATTCAGGCTCTAAAGATGGCGGGAATCCCATTCGCCAATCCGTACCGGCCCAAGAACGGGGCATGGAACCCGCTGCGCCGCAGCACCAAGGATCACACCAGCACCATCGACCGGCTGCTGGCGTACATAGACATGGTGCCGGTTGAGTACAGGGAACCGGACGGGGACTGGGAATATTTATTGGACGCCGGTGATTTCCTGAAATGGTATGAGATACTGAAAACCAAAGGAAACATTCCAAAGGGTACGAGGGACGACCGCATCGAGGAACTAAAAACTATAATCGCCAACGACGGGGAGCTGCTGCTTCACGACGTATGGCGGTTTTTTGAAGAAAAGAGCGGCGTCTGGGACTATTGGGGCAATCCAACGCGACTGTTAGAGGCGGTCGACTGGCTAATAAAAAACAGCCAGGCCGACAAGGCCAGGGCAATGGAGTTTCCCAGACGCATAATCAAGCGGCGGGGCGTTCAGGCGTTAAAGGACGAGCCGCGGATTATTTTGGGCACGATTCACAGCGTAAAGGGCGGCGAGGCCGATGTTGTATATGTAATCCCAGATTTGAGCTACGGAGCTTACCAAGAGAAGGAAAGCAGCATCGCCGGCAGGGACGCCATCAAGCGGCTAAAATATGTTGCATACACCAGAGCACGGGAGAGCCTGGTCCTTTTGGACGGGGCCACCAACCTGGTGATGTAGAAGGGAGTGGAAACATATGCTCGTTCGAGACTTGATACGGCCACCGGAAAAGACACCACCGCCGGAGCCGGTGCAGATTGACATTTTTGGAGGGGGAACGCCCATCAGCCAGCTGCCGGACGAGAGGCGACGACGGAAAGGAGGCAGCGGGGGCGCGGCAAATGGCGACCATAGAACTGGAAAGGAGCAGGGCGATGAACGCTGAGAAGATTGTAAAAGAACTGCGCTGGCTGTCAGAAAACGATGAGTGGGTATACGCTGCTGAAACGATGGCTAAAGCCGCCGACCTCATCGATTCCATGCAAGCCCAGCTCGCAGAAGCACAGCGCAGGGCAGAAAAGGCGGTGGAGATGGTCAGAAAATTAGATGGATGCAGCCAATGTATGTATTATGAATATGAAAGCGATTGGTATAGCGGGCCGTGCGACGAGTGCAATGAATACGAGAAATGGAAATGGCGCTATGATGCCGAGGAAGGAGATGAGTGAGATGAACGACGTATTCCAAGTAGATTACCTGCCAGAAAAGAGAGAAATAAGAATTAATCTCCCTGAAGAAGTTTGGAAAAACATTGATACTGTAATCATGACAAGACTATTTCAGGAAGAATTTGTCGTTGGGAAACAAGAAGAAAGCGAGGGGGAGGAAAGCGGATGAACATTGAACAGGCGATAGAAATAATAGAATGTTTTTTCAGAGAGAGCGACAACAAATGTGCAAACAGAGAATGTGACCTCGCAAATCCGATGTGCCAATACGAAAGAGAAGCCGCTTTTGAGATTGCGCTCTCAGCCCTACGCGAGAAGCAGGACCATGAAAACGGTCCGGCTGATCGACATGAGCGAAACCAAGGGCACGGCGCGATAAAAAACGCTTTATTTTTTGAAAAACCTATTGACAACCACCACCACCACCTGCTATAATGTATACATAAAGAACAGGGAAGGGAGTAAAAGCGATGAAATACTACAAGAGCTGGAAAGACGCACACAAAGCAGCGAAGCCTGGCCAGGTGGTATTCTACGACAGCCAAAGGGAGATGTACTATATAAGCTGCGTATAGCAGCGGGGCGGCGGCTCGCAAGGGCCGCCTTCTACAAAAAAAGGGGGGAACAAAAGATGATGAGGTTAATTCAAGAGGGCCAGGCCGGCCCATTCTTCACCTGGGTGGCGGGCATAATAGTGGCGTTTATACTATTCACGTTCGTTATGGCGCTGGCGACCGGAGCCATAATGAGCGGAGAGAGGAAGAAGAACAAAAAGAGGAAAAGGTTCATATCAAAGAAAGGAGTATGACAATGATTGAATTAAACAGGATTTATAACGAGGATTGCATAGAGGGCATGAAAAGGATTTCGGGCGGCTTCGTAGATTTAATAATCACTTCACCACCATATTTTCTTAAAAAAGATTACGAAAAAGATTGGACATGGGATAAATTCGATACATTAATGAAAAATGTATTTTTACAAGTGGAGAGAATTTTAAAACCATCTGGATATTTTGTAATTAATTTTGGAGATAATGGGTTCGGAAGGGATAATTTAAAAACAGAATGTATTTCAACATACCCAATGTCTCATTATTACTGGAACATTAAAGGAAATTTAGAATTACAAGCAACACGAATATGGAGAAAACAATTTGCTAAAATACCATTTAACGGTCAAGCGAAAATTGCTCCACGAAATCTATTTGATTATGAACATATTTGGACTTTCAGAAAAAAAGATGGAACAGGAAAAGAAAAAGTAAGGGATATAAAATTAAGTTGCAGAGGTGTGCTAGGTGAAGATTGGACATCAAAAGCTGGACTTGATATTCATTGCGCTTCGTTTCCGATAGAACTTCCAACATGGGCTATTAAGGTCTATTCTGATGAAAACGATATAGTGCTTGATCCGTTTATGGGTTCCGGCACGACCGCAATCGCATGTATCAACACAGGGCGCAACTTTATAGGCTTTGAAATAAGCAAGCACTACTGCGACATAGCCAATGAGCGAATACGGAAAGCCATTGCCGAAAAGGAGGTAAGCGAATGATTGAATTGAACAGGATTTATAACGAGGATTGCCTGGAGGGCATGAAAAGGATTCCGGATAGCTTTGTTGATTTGACCGTTACATCTCCGCCATATGATAATTTGCGTACATATAATGGCAATATTGAACAATGGAGTTTTGAGAAATTTCAAGGGATAGCAAAAGAACTTTACCGCGTTACAAAGCAAGGCGGAGTTGTTGTTTGGATAGTAGGTGATGCCACAATTAACGGGTCCGAAACAGGAACATCATTCAAACAGGCATTATATTTCAAAGAGATTGGATTTAATCTGCACGATACGATGATATACCAGAAAGATTCTTGCCCATTTCCTGAAACAAATAGATATTATCCTGCATTTGAATATATGTTTGTATTTAGTAAAGGAAAACCCAAAACAGCAAATCTTATAATGGATAAACCAAACAAAAGTTTTGGGAAAAAGGTAACCGGTACTGGAAGAAATCCCGACGGAACACTTAAACAACATGCAGCCGTCAAGAATAAGACAAACAGAGTTGTAAAGGAATTCGGTGTAAGAACAAATGTATGGCTTTACAGTGTAGGAAAATGGAAAGTAACCAAAGATGATTGTGCCTATAAACATCCTGCAATATTTCCCGAACAATTAGCACAAGACCATATATTAAGTTGGAGTAACGAAGGGGATGTAGTGCTTGACCCGTTTATAGGCAGCGGTACAACAGCAAAAATGGCGTTGCTTAATAGCAGAAACTTTATCGGTTTTGAAATTTCAAAGGAATACTGCGACATAGCCAATGAGCGTATACGGAAAGCTATTACCGAAAATGAGGCACACAAATGACACCAACAAATTAACAAAAGGAGGCGCGGTGATGCAGTTTAAAATATGGTTTGCCCGGCTCAAATGTAAAATGTACGGCCATGACTGGGCGTTTCAGCGCGAATGGTGGCCGAGCGGATCGGGCGTTGTCGAAAGATGCAGACGATGCTATGCGAGAAAGGAGGCGCGGTGATGAATATATGGGTTATTTCGGCGTATGGAGGACAGGCCCGCAACGTAGAGAGGGCCAGGGCATGCATGCGGTTCGTGGCCGCCAGGGGGCACCTTCCGATGGCCGGCCACGTAATGCTTCACGGCATACTGGATGACCGCAAACCGACGGAGCGGCGGATCGGCATGAGCATCGGAGCGGACCTCGCCAAGATCGCGCACCAGGCGTGGGTGTTTATTTTCGAGGATACTGGGGTCACCAGCGGCATGGCCGAGGATATCGTCGTTGCGGCGGACCACGGGCTGCCAACCGAGTATTTGATTGTGCGGGCAACGCCAGCAAAAAAGCCGGCGGCCAATATAAGCGAGTATTACAGATTCAGACAGGCCACATGGGACGATTTGAAAAAATACAGGGGGTGATTGTATGCTGATAAACGGGAAATCATATAAAGACCTGTTGATGGAGATAGCAGAAGAAAGGGCGCTGACCGAGGCATGCCGAACGAGCAACCGCAAGCCGCGAGAGGCAGCGTTTGTAAGTAAAGCCATGAAGCTGTTGAGCAGCATCGGCGGAAATTGGGAGAAGCGTCATGGGACCGCATATGGCAAGGCGGGACAGCCGGACATCACGGGCTGTGTGTGCGGCCACCGCGTCGAGATAGAGGTCAAGGTCGGACGCAATGAGCCGACTGAGATTCAGATCGAGCGCTTGGCCGAATGGGCCAGGGCCGGAGCAAAATGCGCGGTCCTTTGGGACGCAAGCGTCCAAAAAACAGAGGACCAAATGCCGCTATGTGTAGAACGGCTGATCGACGCTTGCGAAAAGCGCCAGGTCGATATTACGCCGCTAATCGGGCTGGATGACCTGGAAACGTTCATCCGCGTAATAATCGGAGAGCCGCGGGGGTGGGGACGACGATGAACCGTGGGAGTAACAATACTGCCTTATATATATAGAGATTTTTTGAGATTTCAAAAATGAATTTTCAACAAAATTTGAATACTACGTTACTATAATCAAGGAAAGGCCCGATTTTAAGGGCTTTTCTCTACTTTAGATGATTACTAGATGATTACTAGACGATTACTGGTCACTACTTTACACACCAAAGACGAAAGCCGATGGCGAAAAAACGGGGCAAGCCAGACAAGCCAAAAAAACTCTATATATATATAAGGCTCGCCCAGGCCGGCAGGATTTGACAAAGTGCATGGTCAGGTATTAAACTTTAGGCAAGGGGTGATTTGATGCGTATAGACATGGTGGCCCTGGCGGACCTGGTGCTGGACCCGCGAAACGCCAGGGAACACGACCGGCGGAACATCGACGAGATAAAGCGCAGCCTTCAGGCTTTCGGGCAACACGCGCCGCTTGTTGTGCAGCGCAGCACGAACAGGGTTCTAATCGGTAACGGGCGGCTGCAGGCGATGCGCGAGCTGGGGTGGACCGAGGCGGCGGTGTTCTTCGTGGACGACGACGACAAAACGGCCATCAGGCGGGCGCTGACAGACAACCGGACGAGCGACCTCTCAGCATGGAACGACGACGTTCTGCGCGAACTACTAGAGGAGATTGGGGCGATAGACGTCCCAGGGTGGAGCCAGGACGAGATCGACGAGCTGCTGGGCGTAGACAAGGAGCCGGAAGATGACGACTTCGATCCGACGGAGCATCTGCCGGACGTCCCGATCACAGCGCCAGGCGACATGATAATTTTAGGCGACCACCGGCTGGTGTGCGGGGACAGCACGAACCCAGACGTCGTCGCAAAGCTAATGGACGGAGCCACGGCCAGCCTGGTATTGACGGACCCGCCTTATAATGTAGACTATGGCGACAAGGTCGAGCACATGCAGAGATACGACAGCGGCGGGGAGCGCGACAACAGCACCATCGCAAACGACCGGATGAGCGAGGGCCGGTTCTATGAGTTTTTGAAAGCGGCGTTTGAGGCGGCGTATTCGGTGTGCGCGCCAGGGGCCGTAATATATGTCTTTCACAGCGAACGGGAAGGGCTGAACTTCAGGATGGCGCTGCGCGACGCAGGCTGGAGCATGCGGCAGACGCTAATCTGGGTCAAACAGGCCATTGTAATGGGGCGGCAGGACTACCAGTGGCAGCATGAGCCGATTTTATACGGATGGAAAACGGGCGCGCCGCACTATTTTGTCAATGACAGAACCCATTCGACGGTGTTCGATGATGCCAGGCCTGCAGACTTCAAACGGATGAAGAAGGACGAGCTGGTGGAGCTTGTCCGGCAGCTGTACGAGGAACGGCAACAACACGCCACGACTGTGATCAGGGAGGACAGGCCGGCCAGGAGCGACGAGCATCCCACCATGAAGCCGGTCCGGCTTTGCGGACGGCTCATGGCGAACAGCAGCCGGCGGGGCGAAATTGTACTAGACAGCTTCGGGGGCAGCGGCAGCACACTGATCGCAGCAGAGCAGCTGAAACGGCGGTGCTATATGATAGAGCTGGACCCGCGTTATTGCGACGTAATAATCGCCAGATGGGAGCAATTCACGGGACGGCAAGCAAGGCGGGTGAGATAACATGCCTTTAGGAGTACCAGGAGAAACCCAACACCGAAAACTGAGCGACGAGCTAATCGCGGAGTTATACAAGTGGATCAGCATGGGGCTGACCAACGTGGACGCCTGCCGGTTATGTAACATCCATGAGGCGACGTTCTACCGGTGGCTGAAAAACGGTAAAAGCGGACGCGGTTCGAGCCTTGAGCGCAAGTTATGCGAGGCTATTAAAAAGGCCGAGGCGGAGTTTAAGGCAATACATGTCGCTAATATAATGAGCGAGGCGAAGAAGGGCACATGGCAGGCCAGCGCCTGGCTGTTGGAGCGCCGGCAGCCGAAGGAATACGCCAGGATTGACCGGAAGGACAGCCAGAAAGAGGACGACACCGGCCAGCTGGCCGAGATACTAGAGATGATGAAGCGGCATGCAAAGGAGCGACGTGTGCCGGAGCCGGAAATAGACGAAGGGGGCGATGCATAAATGGAGCTGTCGCCGAAACAACAGAGTTTCTTTTATTCGGAATTAAAACGAATAAACATATTGACGGGCAGCATCAGGGCGGGCAAGACGGTGGTGTCGCTATTAAAATGGGCGCTATGGATAGCGAGCCAGCCGAAGGAATTTGCGTTCCTGATGGCGGGTCGGACATTAACCACACTAAAGCGCAACTGCCTAATGCCGTTGCAGAAATTCGTCGGGAGCAAGAATTTTTCGTACAGTTTGAGCAGCAAGGAAGGGCAGCTGTTCGGGCGGACCGTATACCTGGAAGGTGCCAACGACGAACAGGCCGAGGACAAGATTCAGGGTTTGACGCTGGCGGGGGCCTATTGCGACGAAATAACGCTAATGCCGAAGGGTTTTGTAACCGTCCTGCTAGGCAGATTGAGCGACGGCGAGGGCATATTAATAGCGACCTGCAACCCGGAGAACCCGAACCATTACATCAAAACGGACTACATCGACGCCACCGGACTCGACATCGCGGTGTGGCATTTCTTGTTGACCGACAACGCGCAATTTTTGGGCAAAAGATACATCGAGAACATAATGCGCGAGATGACCGGCGTCTATTATCAGCGGCTGATTTTGGGCCAGTGGGTGCGCGCAGAGGGGCTGGTATTTGATTTATTCGCCAAGCAACCGGAGAAGTACGAAATCAATGAGCCGCCGAATGACCTTGAATTTATAACGATTGGGGTGGACTTCGGGGGTAACAAGAGCAAGACGGTGTTCACGGCAACGGGTTTCAGGCGGGGCTGGACCGGCATCGTTACGCTGGCCGACCATGAAATCAAGGGCGGCAAAGGGACCATCGATCCCAATCGGCTATATGATGAATACGTCGACTTTGCGAAGCGCGTTCAGCGAGAATTCGGGACACAAGGGAAGGGGCCTGCAGAGCGCAAGATTCCGGTCCGCTACGTGTTCGCGGACAGCGCGGAGCAGTACCTGATCGCGGGGATGCGGGGTGTGTGCCGCCGCGAAGGGTTGACGTTACCGGTGGATTCAAAGAAGATTCCCATCCGTGACAGGGTGTTCTTTTTGAACCGGATGATTGCGGCGGGAAGGTATGAGATACTAAAGGGCTGCGACACCATAAAGGAGAGTTTGTGCGGCCTTTCGTGGAACGAAAAGGAAGGTCACGAAGATGAGATTCTGGACATCCCAGGGGAAACACCGGTGGACGGGTTCGACGCATTAAGTTACAGCATCGAACGGTTTATTCCATATTTCGAAGCAAAGGGGGAAAAGAAGTAAATGGCGGACATTAAACAGGCGATGAAGGACAGGGTGTCCCAGGTCAGCAAGGCGCTGACCGATCTGGGGTTTTTCGTAGACACCAGCTGGTACGCGAACATAACAACATGGCTGATTTGGTACATGGGTTTTGACCCTGAATTCCACGTTTACAGCGATGGAGAGGAAGGGAAAACGAACGAGATTCAGATCAGCCGCCTGAACATGGCCAAGACGGTGTGCGAGGACTGGGCGTCGCTGCTCCTTGGCGAAAAAACCGAAATAAAAATCAAGGACAAGGCGAGCAGCGAATGGCTTCTGGGAAAGCCGGACGACCAGCAGCAGGGCGGGGTGTTCGGGGAAACGAATTTCTGGGCCAGAGCCAACGAGCTGGTGGAAAAGAGCTTTGCTCTTGGTATGGGGGCCATTGTTCCCAGAATAAAAGAGGCTACACTGAACGATGCGGGCAAGATAATCGGCGGAAAAGTGTCAATTGATTTTTTCACGGCAGACCAGATATTCCCGCTGACATACGAAAACCGGACCATCACCAGCTGCGCCTTCGTTTCGGAGCGGATGGACAAAAAGGATGTAATAATAACCGTCCAGATTCATGAGCCAGGCCGCATCACGTACAAGTTCTACAAAAGCACCAAGGACGGGCTGGAGATGGTGGACATGGGGCCGGACTATGCCCAGGAGATCGAATTCACCGACAAGGAGCTGTTTTTGCCGGCCTTCATCTATCCGCAGATAAACAATCACCTGGACACCACAACGCCGTTCGGGGTGTCGGTATACAGCACCGCCATCGACGTGCTAAAAGGGGTTGACTTGGCATTTGACAACTTCCTGACGGATATCGAGCTGGGCCGGAAATTCGTATTTGTCGGGAACGAGATGCTCATGGAGGGACCGGACGGCCAGAAGATAGTGCCGCAAAAAACGCGCAAGCGGCTATTTGAGAAGGTCGGCGGGGACCTGCCACCGACAGGCGACAAGGACCCGTTCATCCACGAATACAACCCAGACTTACGAATTGCCGAGAACCAGCAGGCGGTCCAGGCGCAGCTTGATTATTTGAGTTTTAAGTGCGGCCTGGGTCCGAAATTCTACCGGTTCAAAGACGGGAAGGTTGCAACGGCGACCGAGGTTATAAGCGACAACAGCACATTGTTCAGGAATCGGCAGAAGCACGGGCACGTTATAGAGCGGGCGCTTTTGGATGTCGCCAGGAACACGCTGAAGCTGGGCGTCGAGCTTGGTGTTCGGGGGCTGCGGCCGGATACGCCGATTACGGTGATAAGTGACGACAGCGTGATCACGGACACGAACACCGAAAAAATGCTGTTTTTACAGGAGATCGCGGCGGGGGTTCGCCAGCCGTGGGAATACCGCGTCCGGTTCTTGGGCGAGGCCGAGGCAAGGGCCAAGAAGATGGTCGAGAGCGAGCCGATCATTGACCGGTTCAACCTGGACGACACGGAGCCGCCGCAAGACAAGGCAAGACGGACGGCGGTGGACGCGCAGCGCGGCCAGGACCAGGCCGACGATCAAAACAAAGGAGCCGAAGAAGGGACTGAAAGCTAATGCTCAATCCCGAATATATCCGAAAGATAGTACCTAAAAGGATGGCCGATCTCTATGCCGAAATAGAGGACGATATGCTGCGCGATATAGCGCGCCGAATAAAAAAAGCAAACTATATAACACCGAGCGCCGAATGGTATTTGCAAAAGGCCCAAGACATGTCCATTCTAACGAAGGACCTGACCAAGACGCTGGCCAAGTACACTGGCAGGACGCAAAAGGAAATCAGGGAAACGCTGAAGGCGGCGGGCATAGAGAGCGCGGCATGGGACAAGGCGATTTATAAGAGGGCGCTGGATGCGGGGCTGA